CAGGTCACGAATCATTCGCTGCTGCTGAAGGTGCTATCAAGATTGCTGCTAAGGCTGACAAGGTACGTAAGGAACCTCTCCGCGTTATCTTGAACGGTTTGGGTAAGGACGCTGCTCAGATCATCGCTCGTATCAACGGCTTTACATATGTACAGACTCAATTCGACTACTTCACTGGTGAATTGAAGGAAGTACAACGCATCGCTTACTCAGATGGTCCTCGTGCAAAGGTTAACTGCTACGGTGCTGACGACGTTCGCGAAGGTGTAGCTATCATGTGGCACGAAGGTGTAGACGTATCAATCACTGGTAACTCTACTAACCCGACTCGCTTCCAACACCCAACAGCTGGTACTTACAAGAAGGAACGCGTATTGGCTGGCAAGCCATACTTCTCAGTAGCTTCTGGTGGTGGTACTGGTCGTACTCTTCACCCAGATAACATGGCTGCTGGTCCTGCTTCTTACGGTATGACAGATACTATGGGTCGTATGCACTCAGATGCTCAGTTCGCTGGTTCTTCATCAGTTCCTGCTCACGTAGAAATGATGGGCTTCTTGGGTATCGGTAACAACCCGATGGTAGGTTGTACAGTAGCTTGTGCTGTTGACGTTGCAACTGCTTTGAATAAGTAATTTACTGATTTCAAATAAATTGAAGAGAGCTTTCCTTAATTGGAAGGCTCTCTTTGTTTTATCTCTGCCTGACTTTTCTTATAGTAAAAGACAAGTTCAGATAGGCTGATTTCAGACTTATTCAAGGATTTCTAAAAAGAGAAAATCTCAGCACATCAAGCATCTAAAAAATAGGCTAAAATTGATATTTTCTGTTGCCAATTTGTTGCCACTTTTGCATTTTTCTAAAAGTGGCAACAAATTATAGGATAAGCCATTGATTTATTGAAGATTACGCTCCTCCAACTTTATTTTTATGGTAAAGCATTGTAGTACAATTTACTTTGGTCTAAAGAACAGAAAAGACAAAAACGGAATGTCTCCAATCATGATGATTATTGGAGCAAATGGAGAAAGAGCTGAATTTCAGACAGGTAGAAAAATCGCACCAGAGAATTGGGATAGTGGGAAGCAACAAGCTAAAGGAAAAACAGCAGAAGCAAAACTTCTAAATGCTTACATCAACCAATTACGTAACAAAGTTTACTTAAAAGAAATTGAATTGATGCAAAGAGGCTATCTCATTACGGCAAGACTTCTTCGTGATGCAGTAATAGACAAGGTAGAAGCATTAAACGAGAAAACCTTATTTCAAGTCTTAGAAGAACATAACGGAGAACAAAAGAAGTTAGTAGGTAATGGTGTTTCCAAAGCAACCTATTTCATATCTGAATATACAGATAGGTTGCTAAAGGAATACGTCAAACAAAAGTACAAACGAGAAGATTTATTCTTGCGTGAACTGAACCTAAGTTTTATCCAATCCTTTCATACTTTCTTGAAGATTGATAAGGGAATGGCTCAAAACTCATCAACCAAGCATTTGAAGCTATTGAAGAAAATTATCAACATGGCTGTAGCTAATTCATACATAACCTACAATCCATTCACCACATACAAGGTAGAACGTGAACCAGTAGAAATTGATTTCTTAGATGAAGAAGAACTTCGTAAGATTATCAACTTTGATACTCCCCTTCCACGATTGGAGAGAGCAAAGGACATGTTCTTGTTCGGTTGTTTCACAGGACTATCGTACATTGACATCAAAACATTAGCTCCAGAACATTTTGAAAAGGATGGTGCAGGTAGAATATGGATAAAGAAACGTAGAGTAAAGACAGGTGTCCTATCAAGAATCCCCCTACTCCCTATCGCCAAACTTATATTGGATAAATACAAAGGTGGCGAGAAGCTATTACCCATCCAAGACCCTGCTGACATCAACAAATACTTGAAAGACATAGCTATCTTATGCGGTATCAAGAAGCGAATCTGCTTTCACACAAGCAGACATACATTTGCTTCAACGGTCACACTTGCTAATAACATATCATTGGAAGTGGTGTCAAAAATGTTAGGACATACCAATACACGAATGACTACCCACTATGCTAAATTGATTGATAAATGCATTGGGGAGCAAATGGATAAGCTAATGGATACGTTCTCGGGAGAATCAGACTATTAACACATTCTTCTCAAAATAATCTCACTTGTAGCAATATGAGTGAGATTTTCTATTTAACTTTGTGCGTAAATAAACAAAATATTATGATAGAAAAGCTAGCTTGTGACTGTGAATCAGCAGAACTTATGAATTACATCTTCTTGACAGAAAGTCTGTTTTTGCCAGAGCCAACCCCCTTTGATGTCCCTTTTGGAAGCGATGGCAAAATACATAAGCATAAACTGACAGAAGAAGAAAGAGAAGAACTGATGAATCGTCCTCTTTTATACAGCGAGTGCATGGATATATTCAAGGACAGATACAATTCCAATGCTTTCTTGAAGAAGTTTACATACGAAGAATATATAAAGAATAAGGATATTCAGAACCTCGTCAAACATTTAGAATTAGATGCCGATAAATTCTGGCTACTCATCCTCTTTATTTTTGATTATTGCTCAAGCGTGTTTCACACTGGTAAGACCATAAAACTAACAGCAATACAACAACTTCAAAATCTTGTCGATATTATCAATTATAGAGGTGATGATACAATGACACTTAATTTTGAATGTGGTAAAAACAAATTTAAAGTAGATAATCCGGATGCTATTCGATTTATAAAAGATGCAATTATTGACTATTCAAGGAGAGTAGATGTACAAACACTTCGAGAAATAAATATAAAAGTAGAGGATGAGAAGTTTTATTCTCCAAGTGATACAGCTTTCATCGCTTACTTTGCACGTATGTTTCTACTATTTTTCTGTGTTCAACCTCAAATTGTAGCCAAAAGAAAAGCAGGAGCAAAACATTCAAAGAAAGAAATGGAACTTGTTTCATTGCTCGTTTATTTTACTAAACTTTCCGATAACGAGAACTGGTTTTGTCCAGAAGAGAAATATTTGAAAGCATACCTCAAGCAATATAAGGATAAATGGCATAAATTTCCTAATAACATAAGCAGTATTTATCCAGACTTTTCTTTTTAAATAACGAACTTACACCATTATAACTAATCTCGTTATTCCGTTCCTCACAAGGGGAATAGGATAGCGGGATTTTTTATTCCCCTAAATCGCTTTTTATTCTCTATATCTTCGCAGCATCAAAAGGAAAAGAGTTCATTACTTGATGCAAGGGGAATAAGAACAGCCAAAAATTTATTCCCCTAAATTGAATAAGAAAACTCCGATTTTTGCAGAGTCAAAGGATAAGAGGTCATTGAGTAGTTGAAAGGGAAAACGATTCATTCCGTACAGCAGACTTTCCTATTAGAAGTCAAGGAAATTCTCTCCGAAGCATAGTAAGGGGGAATAGAAATCGACAAAATTTTATTCCCCTAAACTAAGCAAAGAAACAACGACCTTTGCATCGTCAAAAGGAAACAAACAGGCAAGTGCGCATAGCTTTAGTAGTTTACCAAATGACAAGTAAAATAATTGTAAAACATTTCAAAAGTAAAAATTATGAAGACAATGGAATTAAAGAATTTGGTTGAATTAAATATTGTAAATACTAACGTTATGAATGAAATTATTGAAGTTATGGGCATTGATGAATTGCCAACAAAAGTACGTGCCAACATTGATGGTACAGAAGTTGAAGTTGTTGTAGCATTTACTGATTATAGCATGGAACAACCTAAGAAGAAGGAATCTCTTTTGAAGAACACCGATGCAGACAAGCGAATGGACGTAATTTTCCATTTCGCTACTCCAGAAGTTTTCTGGAACGAAGGTATTACCTTGTTTGACAGAAATGGTAAAGCCATTTCAAAAGGTGCTCCTAATGTTCTTGTTACTTGTGACATGGCTGATACCTATTGGCGATTGTTCTTGGATGAAACTCTGACTAATGTACAGGTGCATGAGTTTGAATCTGTAGCAGAATACGCTCAAGTTATTGGTAACTCTATGTTGCTTAGCCGCAGTTTAAGTAATGTTGAGAAGGTTGGTTATGCAGCTTTGGCTACAGGTAATGATGCTTATAAAGCAGTGTTTGAGTTCTCAAAAAGAAATCACGTTCCAATGAATACGGCTCAATTATATCTTGACTTGCAGTTGAAACCTGCTACAACTCAATTAATGATGCTTGGTAAAGAACCGAAGACCGTTCCAACTCTCGGTCGTACTCCAGAAGTTGCACAAGCATTGTACGAGCAAAATACTTTGACATTTTCTAAAGGTGGAGCAAATAAGAGATATGCTATTCGTGTTGAAAATAGCATCTTGAAGAATCAAAAATATAGCTTCGATGAACTAATGGAAGCATTGCAAACAATCCCTGCTAATGAAATTGCAATGGCAGAACTTCAAGGTTGCGCTGAAAAGGAATATTGCATCATGGAAACTTTAACCGCATGGATGATTGAACTGAAACGTAGTCTATCTGAAGAAAAGGCAGCTTAAATTTACTCAAAGGACAAGTCTGGGTGACAGACAGACTTGTTCTTGAAATTAGAGCTTCATAAAGTAAGTGTAAGAAAAATCAACAGATAATGGATATATATAAATTCAATCTTACATTAAAAGAAGAAGATTATGAAGTTCTGATTAACGTAGATTCCATTTACAGCAAGCGTAAGAAAAATATTCAAACAAAAGGTTATGATTAAGTACGAAATCAAAGAAAGGGACGGTTATCTTGCTATGGATGATTTACCACACGATTGCATCTTCAATAAAGTACGGACAGGATGCGGAGGTACAACAATAGCATTAACTAACGATGAAAACTATGTTATCGCTGTGCCAACCACCGAACTGATAATAAACAAGCTCAATTCTACGGAGAATCTGTTTGGCTTATATGGCAACTTTACTTTAGCATTAAAGGATGGGTTGATTAACTACACCAAACAAAGCGAAATTAAGAAAATCATGTGTACCTACGATAAGATTCCTTTATTATTGGAACATGTCAATGGTAAAGACTATCGTCTATTGGTAGATGAATATCACAATTTATTGAAGCAATACATGTTCCGTACTACAGCAATAAATGGTGTGCTTGATAATTTCAAAAGATTCAAATCATTCTGTTTTATGTCTGCCACTTCAATAGATACTGAGCTTAAACCAGATGTGTTGAAAGACGTGCCAGAATATTATGCAGATTGGAAAGAAAAGCAAAACTTATTCATCGCTCCGTTAAAGTCAAACAAGCCATATCAGTACGTTACGAACTTTATCAACCATTACAAGAAAGACGGATTCATTACGATAAACGGACATAAATCTTATGAAGCTTTCTTTTTTCTAAATAGTGTCAGAGAGATTGCTAATATCATAAAAAAGGGAGGTCTTACGAATGAAAATTGTCGTGTGATATGCGCCAATGAAGATGAAAACAAGAAGAAGCTTGGAGAAATTGAAATATCCACTTCAATTAGCGAAAGCAAGCAGTTCAACTTCATTACATGCAAATCTTTTGAGGGTGCAGACTTTTTTTCTGAAACAGGCTTATGCTTCGTGATCAGTAACGTGAATGTTAAACATACATTAGCGAGCATTGATATAGATATTCCGCAAATTGCAGGGAGAATCAGAAACAAGGAGAATCCGTTTAGAAATATGGTGGTACACATCTTCAATACAAAAAAAGAAGATTCTTTCAAAAGTTACGATGAAGTAAAAAACGAAGCTTGCAAGCAACTTGAAATAGCGAAAGAAAGAGTGATTGCATACAACCTGTTTTCTCCAGAAGCCAAGAGACAACAGGCTAAGGAAATCAAAGATTCCATATACATTAGATATGCCAACGGTCTGTTTGAAGTGAATGATAGAGCCATAAACTATAAACTATACGAATATAAGTTGATGCACCAAATATATGGCTCTTCAAAGGGTGTCAAACAAGCATACGAAGAAAGTGAAGCTGTTTATGACAAAATAAGGTGGCATAAATTTGAGTGCAACGACATTAAAAGATACGGTAAAAGTCCTACGTTTCTGGAAGTTGCACAGCAATACTATAACTTGAAGTATGACTTCAATAATGCCAAGGCAGAAATAGAGAAGCAATATCCGTTTATCAATGAAGCTTTCAATTTATTAGGCTTTCAAGAGATACGCAAATTGCGGACAATAAAAGCTGTTAAAGAAGCATTATTACAAGCAAAGCTTGCTAATCGTCCAAGTCATAATGAATTGTTTAAGCTATTATCGGAAGAAATAGAGTTAGGTCGCTTCTACCAAACTTCTGAACTAAAAGAAATCTGTGAAAAGTTCGGATTGAAACAGATTAAGGAACTGAAAGAATGGTACGATTTAGAAAGCGGTACACATAGAATTGATGGAAAACCCAGAAGCGGATATTGGATAAAAGCGATAAAAGCATAGGAGGTCAAGGATAGTGTTGCTAAAAAAGTGACATTATCCTTTTTATGACTATAGATAATCTGATATAACATATACTCCAGAATCAGCACCACATTATTAATATCATTAAAAAGACTGATTAATGAAGAAAATACCATATTCAAGTTTAGCTAAAATTCAAGAAAACGAGAAATAGGATTCCTCTATTTAATCCCCCTCCCTATTTGGTTTCCGAGGTCAAAATTTATAAGAGTTAGTCACATGAGAGTTGACCAACATAAATACCCCTCCCATACTTATATCTGGGAAAATAGATATTAAATAGCCGTATAATATCCGTAACATAATTATAGAAATAATAAGAGTATCAACTAATAATAATTTTCTTATGAACGAACTAATTATGTTACCTACTACGAGTAGAAGAAGCCTAAATTTAGGCGAGTTTGCAGAAGAAGCAACTATTGTAATTGATGAGCCAACAAGAGCAGCAGTAAGTTTCCTTGAAGCAAATACAGAGGCTATCACCATTGAAGAACTTGCAAAAAAGTGTGTTGTGCCTACATGGGCTAACCAAGAATTGACTATTGCACACCAAGACTTTATCAACTGTGTGCATGAAGCAGCCCAAGACTTCTATCATGGGGAAATTGTGAACGCTCCAGACATCAGAGTTTCGCATATTGTGCGTGGTCGTGTTCCTAATGCACTTGGAAAGAAGGCATCGGAGCTATTGGAGTGTGAAAAGACGCAATTCTATCAAAGACTTGCATTTGCTTTCACTATTCCAACCATTTATGAAACGGTTCGTGGCGAAAAGCTTGAATTGTGTGTTGGTGGTGTCCGTAACTATTCAGATTTGAATCTTTATCGTGCTTCTAAGGGATTGGAGAAGTTCTCTGTCTTTGTGGGGTGGAGAGTTGTCATTTGTTCGAATCAAGTTCTCACAGGAGAAGGTGTGAAGTTCAACATGGAAGTAACAAACATGAGTGAGCTTTACAGAAACGTGCTTGAATTGTTTCACAGCTTCAATCCTGCAAAGGAAATTCACTTGTTGCAATCTCTTTCTAATGTTTTCCTCTCTGAGAAACAGTTCGCACAAGTGGTAGGTCGAATGAGAATGTTTCAAGCATTATCAAGTGCTCAACAGAAACGGATGCCTCAACTATTGATTACGGATAGTCAGATAAACAGCGTTTGTCGTGACTTCTACCGTAGTGAACACTTCGGAATGAAAGATAATGCTATCTCTCTTTTCGATTTTCATAATTTGCTCACAGAATCAAACAAGAGCAGTTATGTGGACACATATTTGCATCGTGCGGTCAATGCTACCGAGGTTAGTGTAGGCTTGAACAACGTAATGCAAGGAATTGATAACAAATACGCTTGGTTTCTTGGCTAAGTGGATTATTGATTGAAGAAAAAGGGCATTTACTTCGGTAAGTGTCCTTTTCTTATTTTCTAACCATTTAATTATTAAGATTATGAATACAGATTATAAAGTAGCAGAGGTTGGACTTACATACAGAAACAGAGTTCCAAAGAAAGATAGAAAACAGATTCTTGATTCATACACAGCCTACAAAGTCCTAAAAGATAACTATTCAGACGAAACGATAGATTACAGAGAGACTTTCAAGGTTCTCTATATGAATCAAGGTTGTCAAGTTCTTGGATGCTTTACTATTTCAGAGGGTGGAATAACTAATACATTGGCAGACGTGAGAATGATTCTTCAAGGTGCTTTACTAACTAATGCAGTAGCTATGGTTCTGGCACACAATCATCCAAGTGGCAGCACAAGACCAAGCAGACAAGATGATGAATTAACCCGTAAAGTTGTAGATGCTGCAAGACTTCTTGATATAAAAGTCGCAGACCATATCATTTTGACAAGTGAGGATTTTTACAGCTATAATGACGAAGGTAGAATCTAACACATTATTTATATGGATATTAACTACATTGTTTTACTTGATTGCTCCGTAGGTGAGATAATCAAGATTAGATTGAGTGAAGAAGAGAAGATAGAATCTGAAAAATACGAGGATTTCAGCGAGTTCATAGAAACTTTGGAAGATAAGTACGGATTCAATCTAAGCTATTGCTCTTGGATGAGTTGTGAAATCCTTAGTGAACGCAGTTACTAATCAGTAGAGGACATTTCGGTGTCCTCTCATTAAATAACTCTACATAAACTTTGAGGTCTCAAAATTTAGACCTATATTTGTAATCAATAAAAGAAATAACTATGCCTACGATATTAGTAATATTTGGACTGAGATTTTATTTTTATGCGGATGAACATTTACCAATTCATGTGCATTTGGAAAATGGAGATGGTTTAGCTAAGATAGAATTAGAGCCAGAAATTAAATTGGTAGAAAACAAGGGCATTAAACCTAAAGACATCAAAAGGGCAATGTCTATTGTTGAACAATACAAAGAAGAATTTATAGAGAAGTGGAAAGAATTTCACGGTGAATAATTTAAAACAAAAGATTATGGCTAAGATTGAAAAACTTTGGTTTGATTCAGAAAGAATCTGGATTACAACAGACGAAGGACAGACACTTAGTCGTCCTTTGGAAGCCTTTCCTACCTTGAAAGATGCAACAGAATCTCAACGATTATCTTTCAAGATTGGTCGCTTCGGTGATTCTATCCGTTGGGAAGAAATAGACGAAGACATCCATATCAGTAGTTTTCACGATACGGAAGAACCGGACTATGATAATGAGATAGCAAGAATCTTCCGTAGATTTCCGCAACTGAATGTTTCGGAAGTGGCACGAAGCATGGGAATCCACAAAAGTTTGCTTTCTAAATATATCTATGGAATGAAGCGACCAAGCGAACAACGGAAAGAACAAATTAAACAATCACTTCATTTGTTAGGACAGGAACTAATGGCTGTTTAATGAAAGCGATAAATAGTACATTTAAACAGATGGTAGCGGAAGTTCCTGCTGACGTGAAGATTGAAGTGGACTTGTCGTTTGCCATTGCAGACCGAATAGATGCACTTATCAAGAAAAAAGGTCTGACCAAAAAGGAGTTTGCAGATTCTATCGGTAAACGACCAAGCGAAGTAACCAAATGGTTGAGCGGACAGCATAATTTTACTATCCGCACATTAGCTATGCTTTCAGCTTACTTTGATGAAGCATTGATTGTACCTGCTTAAATAAACAGAATTATTAAATATCAGAAAGGACATCTATTAAGTAGGTGTCCTTTTTTTATATCTATACGATTATGAAAAAACAAATAAACAGAACCATATCACACATCAGAGATTTAGAACAAAGATTGAACGAAGCTGATAACAACCTTAGATATATTAAGGTGGTACAAGCTCTGAAACATTCTTTGGATAAACTATACTCTCTTTTGTTGAGAGATACAGCATTACAAAGAGAATACCAATCTACCTACATCAATTATTTCTATGGTGGTAGCCTATCATTTTACAATAAGGTCTGCAACTCGCTTCTTGATTACAAGTACGGCAACAGACCTTTCTGATTACACTTTTTTATATAAGTGAAATGATATTGATAATCAGAGGCTTAGAAATAGGTCTCTGATTTTACTTACACTTATATCGTTAAACCAATATAAATGAAATAAATATGAGTTTGAAGAACAGCTATACAACAAGCGACTATCTCCAATGGGATAGTGCAACAAATTTGGTCAGAAGATTATATAGGGATAAAAATTACAGGATAAGTCTGCTTATAGGGTGCGGAATATTTTTTGGCCTCCGCATAAGTGACCTATTACGACTTAATTGGAATATGCTACTGAATAAGGAAGAGAAATTTGTGCTGATTGAGAAGAAAACAGGAAAGCGAAGAGAGGTCAAGATAAACCGTGAGTTTCAGAAGCATATCAAAGACTGCTATCAAGCATTAGCTATTAAAGATATGGATGAACTATGCTTTATCTCTGGTCGTAACAAGGCTTATTCTATTCAATGGATTAACCTTATATTGAAAGAACTGAAATATAGATATGGATTGAAGATTAACCATTTCTCCACACATTCTCTTAGGAAGACTTTTGGCAGAAAGGTGTTTGAATCCTCTGATAATGCAGAGTTGGCATTAGTTAAGTTGATGGAATTATTCAATCATAGTAGTGTTAGCATTACTAAAAGATACCTTGGGCTTCGTCAAGAAGAAATTCTTGAAACTTATGATTGCTTAAGCTTCTGATTCTATAAGGTGGCTTTTCTCGGATATGAGATTAGCTACCTTATTTTACTTGTAAGAAAAATGTGCTGATTATGGATATATAAGAATTTAGTAATACATACTTTCATAGATAAAATGTAGCCATATTGTATGTAAATTTAGTATTGAGTTGAGCGTTAGAAAAATATTCTCTTGAAATCACTAGATTATATGAATATGACAAAATCGGAAAATATTGTTTCTACTATACCCATTACAGAAATTGAAGAAAAGGTAGGTAAATAGCCAGTATAAGCCAAAACATATATTTAGAGAAATATATTTCATTCATTCGCTGAAAATATTCCAATTTCATACGGCAAATTTATACGCTTTTTACTAACTTTGTTGCAATTCTGATAGCATTAGCTGTTAGAAGGACATATTTAGTAAGAGCGTTTGACATTATCTTAGTTCAGAAAATCGCCAATTTTATGAACAACTCTAAGATGATAGGCAAGACGCTCACGCATAGTTTATACTCATCTACTCAGATGAACTATATCCTCATGCGTGGGCTATTGCTGTTTATCTGAGTTGTGGGTGTTTGGCGATACCTCTGGACGGATATAGGCAATAGTTCCCACGCTTCTTTTTATTATCTGCTTTCTTCTGGGAATTGGATAGCATGAGATTTTAAGTTATGGATAAATTATGCTATTTAAAGATTATAAAGAATAAATTTATGTTCTTAGCATGCATGGGCTGTCTAATTTCTTTATATGGATTTTCACAATCAAAAACAACAACTATTCGAATTAAAAATAATTCCACGTGGGAACCTGTATTAGAATATCTACCAACCGGATCTGAAGGATTTGAAGAAAATAAAATGAATAAAAAAATAATAAGAAAGTTGAATGAGGTCTATGAATTATGCACTAGTATCAATGATATAGGTTCTCCAGAACAAATTATGAAAGAGCCTAATTTTGAATCGTTGTGTGATTTTGCAGATATGCAACCCAATTATTCAGCTGCATGTTTAATGAAAGCAAATGAAACTCACAATAAGGCAAATTTGGCAGTAACTTCTCTCGAAGATGCTATGATTTTAGCTGCAAAAAATAGGAATGACAATCTTATTAAAAGGATTAGATTTGTAAAGAGTGATATGCAAATGGTATATGAAAATTCAGCTTTTGCATTAAAATCTTCCACATTGAAGGACTACAATACTTATATTAGTTGGGCCGTTAATATGGCTAAAACTATTCCCGAAAAAATAGAAAAACTAATAGAATCTTGTAGATAAATAGGTGTGAAATAATAAATAACATTACTTTGTAAATTGTTAAATTGCTTTATATGGACGGGTTACTTGGACTAATGGCTGTATTTTTGGCTTTATCCTATATTATAGTAAAAACAATAACTGTTCTTTTTAGGATTAAAACAGATGATGAAGAAGAGGGGTGTGGTTGCTTTTTTACTGTTGTTATAATCGTTGCGTTTATATTAGCAACAATAGTTGTTAATTTCTTGGAAACTTTACAAGATTAAATTGCTTACTAGAAATGAGACTTGTTTCATTTGCCATATTTATCCTATTGGCTCGACATATGTTTTGCCAAGTTCTTACTCATGAACAAAAAGACTTCTGCATATCTACATTCAATAAATATCTGAATGTAAAAGAAGAATTGATAAAGGAAAGAACAGAGGTCTTAAAGTCATTAAATAGTAGCGAAGAAGATATTGATTGGTTTAAGGATAACATTATTCGAATGGATTCTGTAATGAAAGCAAGCATCGAATTAGTCAAGAAGGATGATTGCTCAAACTTGGCTAACCTACTTGAAAAGGAACGATACAATATCTATGCTCACCCACATAATGATAGTTATCTATGTTATGATTTCCATTCGGTCATGGCTTTGATATATTCTAATACAATCAAAGGTGATAGAGAATATTTCATGAAACTTGCTGACCTTGAAGAATATTCAAAGATAATGATAGAAGCTGTACAAGCTAATTGGGAGAAACCTCATCCGCTATATCTACAAGTATTGAATGAACTGAAACAGATATATGAAACGTTGGAGAATCAAAGCAAAGTAAATGAAATGCTATTATTGATTCTCAAAGTGGAAAGAGATTCATAATAATTCATTAACTTTATAGAAAATAACAATACTATGAAAATGTGGATTAAAAGAATCTTTAATAGAGTAAAGCACTCAAAAGGAAATATACAATTAGCTATTCTTCCAGAATCAGACATTTTGGGAGTAAGAGAATTTGCATTAAAGGGGTGGGAACTTGGCGAAACTCATGGTTTACCTCATTGGCAAAGAGTGGAGCGAAACGGAATCATATTAAGCACGGATAATGGTACCATTCGAGAAGATGTAAATATTAAGGTCGTACGTTATTTTGCTTACTTACATGACAAGTGTCGTTTGAACGATTGGGCAGATTTAGAGCATGGAGTAAGGGCAGCAGATATGATACCCACCATTAGGAATACGATACTGAAAGATTTTACAGATGAAGAAGTAGCTTTATTAGAAAAAGCTTGTAGATACCATACAACAGAACATCGTACAGGTAATCCAACTATTGATGTTTGTTTCGATGCTGACAGATTGGATTTGGGTAGAGTTGGGATAGTTCCGAATCCTAAGTTAATGGCAACGGAACAAGGAGCATATTATGCTGCTAATATTAATTTAATAAACAAGCTTGAAATATGACCGTACAAATAAGTGAAATATTGATATACAATGGTGAGGAATATCAATTAAAAAGTGTTCCATTAGAGCCGTATCTTGAAAAGCATAACATCATTTTTGGAGCAACAAATAGTGCTTGTTGGAGAGGATATATAGGACATTGGCTGATTGAAGGTGAGTGTCTTTATCTCACAAATCTTAGTGCTCATTTAGCAATAGACGATAATAGCAGATGGGCAGGTGAAGAAGTAGGAATGGATTACCTGTTTCCTGGTCAAAATAAAGTTTTTGCAGAATGGTTCTCTGGAGAATTACGCATACCACATGGTAGAATGATACCTTGTGTTCATGGGTGGAAAGATTATTATCATGAAAAAGAGCTTATTATCGAATTTGTTAATGGTAAATTTGTAAGTAGTCGTGAAATAGACAATACTCAGTTTTATGATGAAAAGAAAGAGTTTGAAAGAAAAAATGTGGATAGTCTTTTCGCATACATAGACGAAGATCTACACGAAAATGATGTTGATGTGTGGGACTAAACACCATATTTATATAAATATTGAGTGATTAGAAAGCTACTATTCCTAATTATATACAAGAAGTTGAAACGTAGGGAAAACACGCTACCCTCTCCCAACTTATCACGGTGAAATTTTATTGGATATATAGCAAATTACTTTTTTTGCACTGAAAGAAGACAACTATATGAAACTGATTGAAAACAACATCCAGAAGATTATCGTTTTATGCAAGAAGCATAAGGTTGGTAAGTTGTTTGTGTTTGGTTCTATCTTGACTAATCGTTTTAATGAAAAAAGCGATATTGATATGGTTGTTGACTTTGATAAGGTAAACTTGGAGGATTACGCAGATAACTACTTCAACTTCAAATATTCATTGGAAGATTTATTTGGTAGAGAAGTGGATTTATTGGAAGACAAAGCAATCCGTAATCCTATTCTAAGAAGAAACATTGACAATTCAAAGCTGTTGGTCTATGGATGAATAAGCTCTGAAAAAAGATGTGGAGAATATATTGGCAAATAAATAAAAATCACTATTTTTGCATTGAAATATGAGATGGACATCACGTTGCCACTTCTTATTTCAGAGTTCATTTATTTATTAACAAAAGGGAATAATCTGATATAGATAATTGGTTTTTAAGCAATTAGAAATATCAATAGGATGCACTTTTATAAAAAAAGCGGTATGACAGATACTATGGGTCGTATGCACTCAGACGCTCAGTTTGCTGGTTCTTCATCAGTTCCTGCTCACGTAGAAATGATGGGCTTCTTGGGTATCGGTAATAACCCGATGGTAGGTTGTACAGTAGCTTGTGCCGTTGACGTTGCAACTGCTTTGAATAAGTAATTTACTGATTTCAAATAAATTGAAGAGAGCTTTCCTTGATTGGAAGGCTCTCTTTGTTTTATCTTTACTCAGTATCTTTTAATAATGAAAGGTAGAGTTTAAATAGGTTGAAATCTGACTTATAAAAGCAATGTTCTTTTCTAAAAATGGTAAGCAGAATATATCGTAAAACACATAAAATGAAGATATTTTTGCAGCCCATTTGCAGCCCAATAAAAACGGGCTGCAAGAATTGCGATAAGCAACTATTTACCAATAGGTTACGTTCCATTTTACTTCTAATTTTAAAATGGAAAAACATTGTACTATGGTTTACTTTTTACTAAGAGAAAGTAAGCAAAACAAGAAAGGAGAATCACCTATCGAAGTTTCTATCTCTGCAAATGGAGAAAGAGTTTATTTTAGTTCTGGAAAGTCTGTTCATACAAGCGAGTGGAACAAGACAAAACAGATAGTCAAAGGAAAAACAGAACACGCACAGCTGATAAACGCTTATCTTGTTCAAGTTCGTAACAAGATATACGAAAAAGAAGTTGAACTTATCAAAAGTGGATATATTGCCACTCCCACTCTTTTGCGAGATGCCTATTTAGGTAGAATTGAAAGCCTCAACGAAAGAACATTATTTCAAATCTTCGCTGAGCATAACGAAGAACAAAAGAAATTAGTTGGTAATGGTGTTTCCAAAGCAACCTATTTTATATCTGAATATACAGATAGATTGCTAAAGGAATACGTCAAGCAAAAGTACAAACGAGAAGATTTATTCTTGCGTGAACTGAACCTAAACTTTATCCAATCCTTTCATACTTTCTTGAAGATTGATAAGGGGATGGCTCAAAACTCATCAACCAAGCATTTGAAGCTATTAAAGAAGATTATCAACATGGCTGTAGCTAATTCATACATAACCTACAATCCATTTGCCACATACAAGATAGAACGTGAACCTGTAGAGATTGATTTCTTGGACGAAGAAGAACTACGGAAGATAATCAACTTTGATACTCCCCTGCCAAGATTAGAGAGAGCAAAGGATATGTTTTTGTTCGGTTGCTTCACAGGATTGTCGTACATTGACATCAAAACATTAGCTCCAGAACATTTTGAAAAGGATAGTGCAGGCAGAATATGGATAAAGAAACGTAGAGTGAAAACAGGTGTTCTATCAAGAATCCCCCTTCTCCCTATCGCCAAGCTGATATTGGATAAAAACAAAGGTGGTGAGAAGCTATTACCAATCCAAGACCCTGCTGACATCAACAAATACTTGAAGGATATAGCGATTCTATGCGACATCAAGAAACGAATTACATTTCACACAAGCAGGCATACATTTGCCTCAACAGTTACTTTAGCTAATAACATATCGTTAGAAGTGGTGTCTAAAATGTTAGGGCATACAAATACACGGATGACTACCCACTATGCTAAGTTGATTGATAAATGCATTGGGGAGCAAATGGATAAGCTAATGGATACGTTCTCGGGAGAATCTGACTATTAACCTCAAAATAATCTCACTTGCAGCTAATGCAGGTGAGATTTTCTTTTTAATTTTGTATGCAAATAAGTTGAAGTATGATAGATAAACTGAAATGTGATGTCCCGTCCATGAAACTGATGGACTATATAGGTGTAGTTGAATCACTATACCTATCAGACCCTACCCTCATTGATGTACCTTATCATATAACAGACAGAGAACCGACCGAAGAAGAATTGGAAGAAATTCGGAATTGTCCGTTTGGCTTCACTATGTGTATGGGCATATTCAAGGACAGATACAACAATGGAGCTATAACTAATCGCTTTACATATAAAGACTATATCAAGCACCAAGAGATTCAAGAACTCATCAAACATCTGGAATTGGATGTAGATAAGTTCTGGTTGCTCATTCTGTTCATCTTCGACTATTGCACAAGTCGATTCTACCAAGGCATAACTATGAAGCTAACTCCATTGGAACAGCTGACACATCTACTTGAATTGATTTCTCTATCCGGCGACGAAACAACATTCAACATCAAATCAGGCAAGTTGAAGTTAGAAATAGATAATGCTGATACAATAAACTTCATGGCAGAAGCAATAGCTAAGCATCTAAATGAATCAGACATACAGACATTGCGTAGTCTTAACGGCAAAGAACAAGAAGACGAATCAACAATCATCAAGGAATCTCCGTTCATAGCTTATTTTGCTAATATGTTTCTTCGTTTCTTCTCCACACAATCATATATCAGAGATAAGCGTAAAGCAGGTGCAAACCATTCCAAAAAAGAAATGGAACTTGTATCATTACTTGTTTATTTCACCAGACTATCTAAAAATGAAAGTTGGTTCTGCCCCGAAGAAAAATATCTGAAAGCATACCTTAAACAATACAAAGGCTATAAATACCCGAACAACATCAGCAACGTCTATCCAGAGTTCTATTATTAAGTAACCAACCATAGCAATATAGTTAATTCCGTTATTCTGTTCCTCACAAGGGGAATAGAATAGCGGATTTTTTTATTCCCTTAAATCGCTTTTTATTCCCTATATCTTCGCAGCATCAAAAAGAAAAGAGTTCATTACTTGATGCAAGGGGAATAAGAACCGTCAAAAATTTATTCCCCTAAATTGAATAAGAAAACTCCGACTTTTGCAATGTCAAAGGACAAGAGGTCATTGAGTAGTTGAAAGGGGAAATGATTCATTCCGTACAGCAGACATCTAATATCGGTAGTCAAGGAAATTCTCTCCGAAGAATAGTAAGGGGGAATAGAAATCGACAAAATTTTATTCCCCTAAACTAAGCAAAGAAACATCGACCTTTGCATCATCAATCAACGACATGGGCGCCCGTTGAAGATTGGTAATAAGTAA